TCTTCCTTGTCTACGATGAAGAAGACGGCAAGCTGCAAACATACACGTTTAACGCTAACTTGGGTACGTTGTTGATGATGGTTACAAGCGCGTACGAAATGATTAACGAAGCCGAAGGCGGACCGAAGAGGACACTAAATTGATGAACGAATACAAACACATAGCACATGAAATGGCTGCATTCCACATAGAAGAAGGCATGTACACCATCAAAGACTTAGAAGAACTGATTGCGGATTTTAAGATTGCCAAAGAAATCCAAGACCGTCATTTAAAAAATGCTTTGGGGATAAAAGATGAGTGACACAGACATACATAGCTGCGGGTATTACTGCGACAGACACGCTTGCATCGTAGCGCAGAGAAATGAGTTAAGAGATAAATTGTTTGAAGGTCAAGCGGTAAAGACTTATTCAGGTGGCAAGCCTAACTATACGGAGCCTGAAGAAATCCACACGTCCGAAAAGAGTATACAAACTTCGGACAAAAAAGAAGCAGAATCCGCACGAGCGTGGGTAGGGCTGACGGATGATGAAATGTTAATGATTTACGCGCAACCTCATGAAGGTTTTAAATACAGCCTAGGTCGTATGGTACAAGCTCTACTGAAAGAAAAGAATGCTTAAACAAACTTATGAAAACAATCATACACGTTAACCAACACAAGATACGATCAAACATAAACAACGAGCAGAAAGAGCCTGTGCTAACAGTAAAGACCTACAAGTCCAACGACTACGCGCATGAAGTATCTATTAAGGGCGACAGTAAGATTGTGTACTCACCTGATAAGCCGTTGTCATGCGGTGCTAGGGTGTGGATTGAAACCGAAGGGGAAGTAGAAATTATACGATGAAAAAACCATACAAACGTATTCTTGTTGTTGACTTCGAGACGCGCTGGTCTAGCAAGGACTATACGCTATCGAAGCTGACGACTGAGGAGTACATACGTGACCCACGCTTTAAAGCGTTTGGCGCGTGCTTTCGCTATCTTGATGAAGACACTACTGAATGGGTGACACATGAAAATTTACCTGATTACATCGCTCAAGTTGATTGGCGTAGTACTGCCGTACTTGCTCATAACGCTCAGTTTGATGCATCTATCTTGGACTGGATTTACGGTGCTAGTCCTTGCTTTATTTTTGATTCTCTCAGTATGGCCCGTGCTTTACGAGGTGTGGAAGTTGGCAATAGTCTTGCAAAACTCGCAGCCGACTTCGGACTACCAGAGAAGGGTCGAGCCGTACATTCCACAGACGGGGTATCCGAGATTTCTGAAGCGGTCGAAGCTGAACTCGCGGCGTACTGTGCGCATGATGTCTTTCTGTGTATCGAAGTATTCAAACGCTTGGTCAAGGGCTACCCCGCAAAAGAGCTGATGTTAATTGACATGACGTTGAAGATGTTTACCCACCCTGTCCTCGAGCTTGACCCCAACATGTTAAGCAGTGCGATACTAGAAGAGAAAGAAGAACGTGAAGAATTACTGGCGCGACTTGAGATTGATGATTCAGCGTTGGCTAGCAACCCAAAGTTCGCAAGTTTATTGGAAGGTTTGGGATGTGAAGTACCGACTAAGATCAGCAAGACTACAGGTAAAAAGACGCTGGCACTTGCAAAAAATGATGCGCATTTCCAAGCGTTACTTAATGGAGAACGAAAAGACGTTGCACTCCTATGCCAAGCACGACTGCGAGTTAAATCAACATTGGAGCGTACGAGAGCGCAGCGATTTTATGACATCTCACAGCGAGGAAAACTCCCAGTCCCGTTGAACTACTACGGCGCACATACAGGGCGCTGGTCTGCCAGCAGAGGCAGCGGTATCAACATGCAGAACATGAAGCGTGGTTCGTTCTTGCGCAAATCCATTCTTGCACCAGATGGTTACATGTTGATTGTCTCTGACCTCTCGCAGATCGAGCCGCGTGTATTGGGTTGGCTGGCTGGGTATGACGCGCTGCTTGATGTGTTCCGTGGGGGCGGTGATGCATACGCTACGTTCGGTGCGCAGATGTTTAACTTGCCCGGCATGACAAAGGACACACATCCTGTGGAACGGCAGTCGGCTAAGTCAGCGTTGCTTGGTGCAGGGTATAACTTAGGCTGGGCATCGTTTGCAGCACAGCTACTGACAGGCTTTCTTGGTGCGCCACCACTACGCTACACAAAAGCAGATGCACGTCAGCTTGGCGTGACATCAGAGAAGGTTGCCAAGTTTGTTGACTGGCCTGTGAACATCGAGAAGATGCGTGCTATCCCGCACACTTGTACAGAACAAGAACTGTTGGTGCATTGTTTAGTTGCCAAAGAGATCATAGACAAGTACCGCAATGCAGCGCAGCCTGTGGTTGATTACTGGGCTATGTGTCAGGAACTTATACCGCGCAGCTTGAAGGATGGGGTAGAGTACACGCACAAATGCGTGACATTTAAGCAAGGTGAAATCGTCTTGCCAAGCGGCCTGTCTTTGCGCTATCCTGAGTTGAAAGGTAAAGCCGACGACAAAGGCCGTGTGCAGTGGTCGTATGGCTCCGATGAAAAGAAGTTGTACGGTGGGAAGCTGACTGAAAACATTGTTCAGGCAGTAGCTCGTTGCATCATGACCGATGGCATGCTGCGCATACAAGAGCGTTATCCCTGTGTGTTAACCGTGCATGATGAAGTTGCTGTTCTTGTACCTGAAACTCACGTTTCAGACGCTTTGCCGTGGGTGCTTGAACAGATGATTACTACCCCTAACTACATGCCGGGGATTCCACTCAATGCGGATATTGATGTCGCTAAACGCTATGGAGATGCTAAGTGATTGTTGAAACAATTGACTACCGTAAAATTTTGGATTGGGTTAACGCTGTGTGGGCTAAGTCGTTGGCTGCTGTGCTTATGTTTTGGGTTGGTATATGGCTAGGCCAAGTTCAAGTTGAAAGCCGCGTAGTTGGTGACTGCAAATACTCAGGAGCCTTTCGCGTAAACCATGAAGCGTTTGTTTGTCAGAGGCGTATATGACTCCAGTAAAAATTAAATGGTCACACAGTGCGTTAAAAGATTTTGAAGGCTGCGCTCGTCGATACCACGAAGTAAAGGTGTTGAAGAAGTTTCCGTTCCAAGACACGGTGCAGACACGCTACGGTAAAGATTTGCACAAAGCCGCAGAAGACTACATCAAAGACGACACACCTCTGCCAGAGCAGTTTGCGTTTGTTCAGCCTACGCTGGACTCGTTGAAAGCTAAGACAGGTAGGAAGTTTGTTGAGTACGAGATGGCGTTGACAGAAGATTTAAACCCCTGTGCTTTCGATAGCGAGAACGTGTGGGTGCGTGGTATCGCTGACTTGATTATTGTCAACGACGATAACTTTACAGCGCGAGTAGTGGACTACAAAACAGGAAACGATAAATACCCTGACCGCGATCAGTTAATCCTGATGTCGTTGATGGTGTTTAAACATTTCCCGCATATCAAACGAGTGAAGTCAGCGTTGTTGTTTGTGGTGAAGAAGTCAATGGTCACGCACGAAGTCAGCGCTGAAGAACAAGAGCATCTGTGGTGGCGTTATCGTGAGCGCGTTGCGCGTCTCGCAGCTAGCCATAGTATTGACGTGTGGAATCCGAACGCAACGCCGTTATGTGGTTGGTGTCCGGTAACTGATTGTGAACATCACCCTCGACATTAGGAGTTTAGTATGGCAACTCGAAACTACAAGAAAGAATATCAAAGAGATTTACAGACCGGCAAGTCCGGCCCCGATAGTGACCAGCATGAGCGCCAAAGAGCGCGTCGCATGTACGACAAGATGGGTATTGATAGAAGCGGAAAAGACATCGACCACGTTAAACCATTACGCAAAGGCGGTAAGTCAACCAAAGGGAATCTACGGTTGCGTAGCAAGAGCGTAAATCAGGGAGACAATAAGTAATGCAAGTCATTGACAACAAGTTATATATTTTAAAAACACGTAATCCAGAAAAATATTCAATCATTCCCAAACATAAAGTAGTTGGTCACGATAACGGTATATACGAAGTAGCAGTGCATTATGGGTTAGACGAAGCGCGAGTGCTTCGCAATCTAGGTGTAAAGAAAGTTGTCTCGCCTATCGAGGGTAAGTACGATTGGCCGGGTAGGTTCAAGCCGTTCGCGCATCAACGTGAAACGGCTTCCTTTCTTACGCTCAATCGTCGCAGCTTTGTGTTCTCTGAACCCGGCACAGGTAAAACTTTGTCGGCGTTGTGGGCGGCTGACTATTTGATGCAGGTAGGAGAAGTGCGGCGCTGTTTGGTGCTGTGCCCTTTGTCGATCATGACCTCGGCGTGGATGCAGGATTTAAACAACAGCATCATTCATCGCAGCTGTATCGTAGCCCATCATTCACAAGCCGCACGTAGGTTGGAGATGGTTAGAGGCGGCTATGATTTTGTTATTACTAACTACGACGGTTTGAACTTGGTTGCTGATGAAGTAGTCAAAGATGGCACGTTTGATCTGGTCATTGTTGATGAAGCCAACGCATATAAAAATGTAGGAACTAAGCGTTTCAAGTCGCTGCTAAAGATACTTAAACCCAACACCCACCTGTGGATGATGACAGGAACGCCGGCAGCACAGTCGCCGCTAGATGCCTATGGTTTGGCTAAGTTGGTTAACCCCGACGCTGTACCTAAGTTCTACACAGGCTGGCGCGACAAAGTAATGTATCAAGCTACCCGCTTTAAGTGGATGCCAAAACCAACATCAGGGGGCGATGTGCATGACGCGCTACAACCAGCGATCAGGTTTACAAAAGAGCAGTGTCTTGATCTGCCCCCAGTTATTACTGTCACGCGTGAAGTCCCGTTGACCGCACAGCAAGCCAAGTACTACAAGCTGTTAAAGGATCGCATGGTGATGCAAGCTGCCGGTGAAACAATCACCGCAGTCAACGCCGCCGCAGGGGTTAACAAACTACTTCAGATCAGCGCAGGTGCAGCATATACCGACAACCAAGAAGTTATTACCTTTGACTGCGGCCCCCGCTTACAAGCGTTGAAAGAAGTGTTAGAAGAAACCAGCCGCAAGGTGTTAGTGTTTGCGCCCTATCGGCACAGCATAGATACCATCTCAGCGTTTTTAGACAAGAACGATATTGAGTGCGCGCAAATACACGGCGACGTATCGCCCTCTAAACGTACGGCAATTTTTAAACAGTTCCAGACTACGCAGTCGCCGCGTGTACTGGTCATTCAACCTCAAGCGGCATCGCATGGAGTCACGCTGACAGCGGCGGACACGGTGGTGTTTTGGGGGCCGGTGATGAGTGTAGAAACGTACCTACAATGCTGTGCGCGTACTGACCGTGTGGGGCAAAACTCAGACAAGGTAACGGTTGTACATATTGAAGGTAGCGATTTGGAAAGAAAGATGTTTAAAAAATTGGCAAGCCGCGTGGAAGACCATGCGGTGCTAGTGAAATTATATGAAGAAGAGCTTGCATCTTAAAAAAGCCAGTTGTAAAATGTTTGACAGAAACACCCAACCACACGGAGTTAACATGAATACAGAACTTGTCCCTATGGATAAGCTCGCTAAGGTCTACTTAAAAATTAGGACGGCTAAAGCGAAGCTAACCGCAAAGTATGAAAAAGAATTGGCAGAACTCGACACGCAGGAAGACGAGCTTGAGAATGCCATGAAAACACAGATGATGGCGCTCGGTACGAAGTCGATGAAGACTGATGCTGGCACCGTTATGCTCGGTACCAAAACACGGTACACCACACAAGATTGGGGATCGTTCAAAGACTTTATTGTCCAGCACGATGCCGTAGACCTTCTGGAGCGACGTATTGCTCAACGCAACATGGCGCAGTTCCTTGAAGAAAACCCAGCGTTAGTACCGCCGGGGCTTAACTCTGATACGGTGTATCAGATTAGTGTTCGTAAACCAACTAAATGAGTCCATTATGTCAAACATTATTGAATTTAACCCTTCGTCCCTTCCTTCATTCGTCAAACGCGGTGAGTTGTCAGCAGTTGCTAAAGCCCTAGCAGGTGGCGGCATTGGTGGTGGCAAACGTATCTCTATCAAAGGCGGTGTATTCCGTCTGATTTCTAACGGCGAAGAAGTTGCAGCCATTGATGAACGCTACCTCGATGTAGTTATCGTTAACGCCGCCCCGAAAGTGTCACGCACTTTTTATATGGGTAAGTACGAAGAAGGTAATACGTCTGCACCGACCTGTTGGTCTGCTGACGGTGAGCGCCCTGATGCTAAGGCAGAGAATCCACAAAGCACAACCTGTGCAACCTGCCCACAGAACATCGCGGGTTCAGGTGATGGTACTAGCCGCGCATGCCGTTACAGCCAGCGCCTTGCTGTGGTGCTAGAGAATGATCTGGATGGTGACGTTATGCAGTTAGCGTTACCCGCGCAGTCTATCTTTGGTAAGGAAGAAGGTAAGAACCGTCCGCTGCAAGCGTATGCTCGTTACATGACTGCGATGGGTGCAGGCCCTGATGCAGTTGTTACACGTCTGCGTTTTGACACCAAAGCGCCTGTGCCTAAGCTGTTCTTTGAAGCGAAGCGTTGGTTGAATGACGACGAGTACGCCGTTGCTGTTGAGAAAGGTCAGACGCGTGAGGCTTTAAATGCTGTCACGATGACAGTAGCGCAAACCGATACTAAGGTTGTCTCGCAAACTGAGGTGGCAGGTACTGCACCGAAGGCAGTCAAGAAAGCTAAGCCAAAGGTTGAGGAAGACGATGGCGATGAGCCAGCAGTGCGTAAAGACGCTGTTGTCGGTAAGAATGTTCCTAAAGGCGGCTCCGACCTGAACAAACTGGTCGATGCTTGGGACGACACAGACGACTAAAGCTATGGGGGAAAGCGGATGCTGACCAGTTAGCTGAAATGCAAAGGCAGTGCAGCGAGTACCCCACCCAATAGCCCAGCCGGAGGTGGCGATAGTAACACCGGCAGCGGGGGCCAGATCCTCCTTCATGGTTCACCTAGTCTGGTGACCCCGCACCCTTAACTAATACATACCCTATGCCCTACTCACACACCGTTAT